TCATTTGGTTTCTCCTTGAACCTTTAATAATTTGTTTAAGTACCATGCGGCTTTGTTTAGGTCTTCTATTTTGTTCTTGTAGCGTTCTCGCCACGTGTACTTCAGGTTGTTACCCTTACAGTACCCTCTAAATTCTTCTGGGGTTAGGGCTGCTTGTATGGCATCTATGCATTCTATTCCTGCACTGTTATAGTGTGGGGGGCTGTTAACCATGTCCACAACTACATTACCATAGGCTTCCTTGCCTGCTCTCTCATTAGATTCGGCAATCTTCTCTTTCATATATGCTTCATGTCGTTTCATTGTTTCTTCCCAAAGTCTACCTTGACAACATTTTCTTCCTTGGACAGTATCTTAGGCTCATCCAAATTGTCAATCTCTTCTTTTATTTCTTCCATAATATCTTCAGCTATATCATAAAAGGCTATACGAGCCATGCCTGCTTTCATAACCCTATCAAAGTCATTCTGTAGCAACTCCATCAATCCCTGCTGGGCTACAAACCCCGCATCCATGTAGTCGTCATCTTCTTCTTCGAGTACAGTAGTTGTATCGTAGGCAGTCATGTTGAAGGTCTCATCATCAACTCTGCTCAGTATAATATACCACTTTTCAGGTAGTAGACTTGCCTTTTCAAACTCTCGTTCATCAGCCATTTGTAATCCAATCTTGGGGTATGCTACCTTCAGCCCACGGGAAACCATAGCGGTTCGCCCAGTCAGCATAGGTTGTTTTACTACCCTTGTAAATTTTGTTACTGGCTCGTAGGAACACGAACCGGATATCTAAGTCAGGATGCTGTTGTTTCATAAGTTGCATCTTAACTCTATCACCCTTATCTAGGTGGCCCTTTGCTTCTACGTATATGCCTGTCTGGGGCAGGTAAAAGTCAGGTGTGTAGGTGCGTACCTTGGGTATATACTCGAACTTGTACTTCTCATACTCAAAGGGTACCTCACGGTTTGCAAGAGACTTAGCTATGTTAATCTCAAATGCAGACCTATACTTAGTGCCTCTCATAATCCTAGCAACGGAAACCCCGCCTTCATTCCGTCTAGCCTTTTTAATAGATACTGTTCTACTTTTGGGGTGCGTTTTTCTAGCAGTGCCATCTCTTCTGATAATAGAAGTGTCGGAAGGCATACAAGAACTCCTTGTCTAAGATGATGAATAATGATTTGAAACTCCTCTTCTATGAGCTTGATATCGCGAACCTCACTCTCCCAAGCCAAGGCTCCCCCTGCTGAGAAATTATCACGCATAGTGAGGGGCAGGGATGTTTCCATCCTGCGAACATCAACAGTAGCAGGACCGCCCCCTCGCTTCTCGTGTGACTCCACAAAAACACAGCGCATCTCTGGATTCAAGTCAAAAAGTTCGAGGGGGTAACCCCGTGTGTACAAGATAGGCATACCTAGGCAACATCCTTTACGTGCTTGGTGTACCAAGTGTGCGGCTTAAACTTTGCCTTGGACGTTGCTTTAGGAGCGTGAACTGCGTTCTTCCAACACATTGTTTTAAAGGAACAAAACGTACATGTCTTGGGCATGAGTCGGTTACCCGTCTCTACTTTCTGACCATCTACGGTGTGCGTCTCCGGAATTGACTGAAAGGGAATCTTGAAGGGTGCGTCATTCGTAATAGCTTCGACACGCCTGTTCGCATCCTCTAGGTAGGCTTTCCGGTCTTCACTCTGTTCGAGGGGTGCTTCTACAAAGTCCCACTCCCCGTTGGATTTGTTTATTACAATCCATCCACCAAATCGTTTACCCTCTGATTCCGCATACAGATGTCCCTGCATGATGTAACCAAACGGGTCATCTTCCTTGATGACATCGTAACCACCCCGGCCCGAAAACTTGTTGTCGTATGACCACGGGCTTGCAGTCTTTACATCCCACACCTCTTCCTCACCATCTACTTCAAGAACCAAGTCTAGGGTTCCCTTGATAGTTTGACCGGCGAGTTCGAGGGAACACTTCTTCTGTTCGTCAACGACATTTAAGCCAGCGGCTCTCATAACCAAGATTGCAAAGGCTTCTAGTAAGTCTCCTGTTGCAAACCTAACTATGTCGTTGTAGGCAACATTCTGTTTGTGTCCCTGCTTCTCTAGTTGTTGTTGACATAAGGGACGACCAACACCCGACATACGAATGCGGTAGTCGCCCCGACTAGAAAACTGTTTACGCATAGCTGCCTTACAGTCTTCCCCAAACTTTTCTATCAAAGGCTCAAGACGAGAGGAGTCTATCTCCCCCCGCCCTGCTCTTTGTAGAAAGTCTTGTACATCTAAAAGAGGAAGCATGTTACCCAGCCAACCGTCTCTCTAAGTCGATATCCTCTTGAGACGACATTGCTTTTCGTGCGTCCCTATACTCATCAAAGACAGATTGGTTTGAACCCTTGACAGTTTCATAGAACTTTTTATACAGAGCTTTTTCGTCTTCTCCGTATGGTGCTTCTCTTATGTACTCAAGTTTTGGAGTCCAATAGATTACGCCCCCGTTCTTTTGCTTCTGAGTAGTAAACTCAATGACGCTCTTGTGCATCAATGCTGACTTAGAAGTGAGTTCGTGCTTGATAAAGTTAGACACCGGAATGAATCCTGACTTTTTGAAGTAAGCCATAAACGGCATGTTCTCAATAGGTGCAGCACTACCGTCAGCGTATGTTGCCCCAGTAGAATTTAGTATACCGTACATAACTTGATTACAGTTGACAGAACGACTCAGTAGGAAGGAAGGGTCATCATGGCTCAGTGCTTCTTCTTCTTTCTTGGAAAGACGACCACACTTATTACCGCCTAGGCTATCAGGAAACTCACCTGCAAGCTTTGGTTTCTGAATTGATTTGCAGGAAAACCTACCCTCTTCTTGGTCCCACACTGACCACTCGTACATCCGTAACAAAGGCTGCATCTGTACAGCATCCGCATACACTCTTGCTTTACCATTCCAGACACTCCAAGTACCCCTCTTCAAAGAGGTGCCATTATCATCTTCCTCTTTGTAGTTGATATTTAAACGGGGTAGACCCGTCTGAGGTTTGGTGTCACTCTCCGCTTGTCCGGTTAGTTCCATGATGGCTTTGTTGTCGTCACCATCCATAGCAAGCATCATAGCATCTAATTCGTTATTCACATTTTCGATTTCAGTACCCATAATTTTAAAGTTCCTTTTTAATAAGGGTTAGCGTAAAGGGATTATACAGTAAGTATCTCTTCCAAGTCAAGCCAATTCTTTCCTATTTTTAATTCTATACCAACGGGCATGTTGTATTCAATGTTGTATCTGTCTTTTGATTCCATAGGGATGGCTAACATACACTCTGCCATAACGTCAATACATTGTTTTTCTTCACTTGGGTATACGTCCATGACTATAGAGTCGTGAACCGTGTTGCATATGACAGACTTCATGCCTAGCTCTCGTACCTTTCTATCCAATAAAATCAAGGACATAGGTAGTAAGTCGGCAGTTGCAAACCCTTGAACAGGGTAGTTACAGATTGCAGTGCGGTCAGTAGCAGCACCCCAATCAGTCCAACGTGCCTGTGGAAAAGCATACTGTCTACCCGATGGTAGTCGGATGTGCTTCTTCATAACGGCATGTTTCTGTAGCTCCTCGTGCCACTTTGTCACACCATTGTACTTTTCTTTGAAAGCATTGTAATAACGTTTCTGGTCTTCCGTACCAGACACACCACCATAGAGCGGCTTAAAGGTGTGCGCTTTAGCATCCTGTCGTGAGCATCCGATAACACTGGCAGTATAATTGTGAACATCTGTACCTATCTCCACATCCTGTTTTATACCCTCATCATCCGCAAGGAAGCCAGCCACCCTAAACTCTAGCTGTGCGTAATCCCCTTCCAGTATCGAACCACCCTCGAACCTGCTTTCAACAGCCCGTCGTATAATGAAGGTAGTGCCTCGTGGCATATTTTGAAAGTTAGGGTTGCGGCTCGAAAGGCGACCCGTCGCTGTAACACATTGCATAAATTCTGTGTGTATAAAACCTTCGCCATCCATGTTGTTCTCCATCCCCTCAACGAACGAACGAAGGTAGGTGCGAACTGCACTATAGCGTATGTAAGCTTCTGCAAACTCACGGGCTTCTCCTCTCAGGGATGTGAACATACTCTCTAGGGTTTCTTTGTCAGTCTTGAAGCCAGCAGAAGCAACATCGTAGGGGTCACGAGGTACCAACTTAAAGCCAGCAACCTGACCTGTCGATGTATAGCGCACACCAGCCCCCTCACAGGGCTTGCAGACTCTGATAGCCTTACCTAGCGTACCGTCCTTCTTACGCGCTGTATAGCGTCCCTTGCCCCCGCAATCGGTACATTGACTTCCGACTGTCTTATACAGGACGGTTGTCTCGTTGACAACGTGACGTTTGAAGTCTGCCTTCTTCATGCGGGTTCGTCGCTTGGGCTTCTTACCTGCCCCCCGAATCTCGTGACCTAGGTTAAAAATGCCAGCCCAACGGTTCTTGTCCCCTACCCTACAAGAGTAGAACAACTTGGAGCGGTCATCCGGGCTGTCTAGGTTAATAGGAGTGTCCCCCATAGCATACGCAGCGAGTTCTTCGAGGCGGCGTTCTAGGGTGAAGAGTTCATCCTCATACTCCCGCCGGATGTCAGCGAGGGTAGTTCTGTTTATCTTAATGCCGTTCCGTTCGATACGGGACAGCGTGTCCGTCATCTCAAACGACAGACGCAAAGTGGGCAAGAGTGCTTGGTTGTTCATTGAATAGTTCCTCAAATGTAGTGCCAAAGGCTTCGAGTTGTGCAAGGGCTACTTGCTCTGTGGAAATAACATCTGCTTTTCCATATGTTTCTATTATGTCCCACGGTATGTCGTAGAAGGTCTTGCCTTCCTTAAAGTACGGCGCAACGAGGTCTTTCTCTTTTTGCACATCACTATACTTTTCTGCAAGAGCAGCAAGTGAAAGAGGCCACCTCTGGGAACGGGCAAGAATATATTCTGCAACCATTGTATCATAGACATGTCCCTCGTAGGTAAATCCGCAGTCGCGAATCCACGATAAATCAAACTTTATGTTTTGTCCCACAACCACATCAGCCCTGTCAAGAGCCGTTTGAAATAGTTCGAAGGCAAACTCGTGCGGTTCGCGAACACTGTGATAGTAGCAGTGATAGTGAACGTGCTGCTCACCCAGCCACTTGTAACCATTTGAAACTAAAGAGTTTCCAAAGTACGGCAGGGCTGTTGTCGAGCCGTTGGCTTTGGGCTTGTGGGTAGTCTCCACATCGAAGGTTAGAATTTTCATTGGGGTTCCTTTTTCATGTAGTCATGGTTTATTTCCGTCTTCATCTGATGACAGTTTCTACACAGAATTATGCACTTCCTAACTTCTATAATCAAATTCTTTAGTGAGCCTAGTGTCATTCTAGATACCGACCGTACCTTAGTATCCCTATCAACATGGTCAAAGTCCAACGAACCCCCATATTCGGCGTAGCCACAACGAGAGCATCCCTTTAAAAGCTTGTACCTGTTCAGCCAATACTTACGCCTCGTTCTTCTTCTTTTTGCGTACTGAACCTTGTTTGCTTTTTGTTCTACTGTTTTTTGCGGCATTAGTAGTACACCCCCCTCTGGACATCTATGTGACTGTTAAACATGCCATGCCATCCATTCAACTTGTTCTTGGATACGCAGATGTGCCGTGTGGTATTCTCTTCTTCAGATGTGCCTGTCTTGCCAATGCCAATGATGACATCTGCTTCACCTGCCTTACCGGTTCGCGAACCATCTAACATAGCATAGTCGATGAACTGCCTGTCGTGAGCTTCAAAGCTTGCCTGACTAACAGACCACACAAGGAGCTTGTTGCGCTTGGCAATCTCACGAGCCAAGACATAGGTTTCCTTGAGGCGTTCATCACCACGGTTGAAGTCACCACTAACCTTGAACTTATCT